GTGGTAGCTCTTCGTTTGTTGTAACTAATCCTGGAAACTTAGGTCCAGCAGAGTACATGGTTATTGCAGGTGGCGGTGGTGGTGGTGCTCTCGGCGGCGGTGGTGGTGCTGGAGGTTATTTGACAGGCACTGTAGTTCTCGCTGCACAAACCTATCCAATCGTGGTAGGTCTAGGCGGAACTGGCGCAGACGCTAGTGGTATTGGACAAAACGGTGGCAACAGTTCAGCTTTCGGTGTAACAGCTATCGGCGGCGGCGGTGCAGGTTCTCACGCTGGTGGATTTAGCTCTACTGGAGGTCAAGCTGGTGGCTCTGGCGGTGGCGGTGGCGACAACGGAGATGCTGGTGGTACTGGCGGTGCTGGTACAGCTGGACAAGGTTTTGCAGGTGCAAGAGGTATCCCAGGAATTCCTGGATCAGAAAGAAAAGGCGGTGGCGGTGGTGGATCAGCCAGCACTGGTACCGAAGGCGCTTCACTAGGTTGGGGCGGTAATGGTCAAGGCAACGCGATTCTTGGAACTATGTATCACTGGGCAGCTGGAGGCGGCGCTGGTGGATACACTTCTACCACAGGTGGTAGAGGAGGCTACGGTGGTGGCGGTGGCGGCTCTGTAAACAGCGGAACTGCTGGTCCTGGAGGCGCCGGTGCTTGGCAAGGTTCAGGTGGTAATGGATCTGTGGGAGATAGCCGAGATGGCGGAACTGCTGCTGCAAACAGCGGTTCAGGCGGTGGAGGAAACTCTTGGAGTGATCCAAGCAACGCTAGAACTGGTGCAACGGGAATTGTAGTTGTCCGTTATCCAATTTCAATCACAGGACTAATTTAGGAGATATAGATGCCAATTAACATTACAGCCGCTGGTGCAGCAGGCACTCACTCCTTTAGAAAAGTTAGTGTCAATTCTGTTGACAATTACATCTACTTCAAAGACGCCAACATCCCTGCGTCTATTGTAGATGGCACAAGCTATATTTACAATGATGGTGTAGGTAGTGTTGATGGTATTTCAGAAGGAGCTCTTGTATACGCGGAGATAGTAAGTAACTCCGTGTTAAAACTAAGAGATGCTTCTGATGTTGAAGTAAACATTACAGGTTCTGCTGCTGGTACTATTACCCTTAATACCCCTGTTGTCTATGACACAAAACTCAATATTGGCGCATCAACTGCGTCAAATCAAGCTGTCAAATACTACACAAGTGGAACCCCTCTTACGGGTCTAACTAGTGGTAATACATATTTCTTAAAGAACGTTGAAGCGGGCTTTACGGGAACACAGGCTCTATACACCATAGCAAGTAACGCCCATACATTTACAACAGCAGGAGTAACAGGTCGAGTAGGCCCAACAATTGCTCAATTGAGATCTGCTTACACAGGAGCCACTGCTTGGTCTGGAACATATCTACAACAGGGTGCTTTCCAAGGCTATCAAGACTGGACTGTGCCAATCTCTGGTATCTATCAATTCACCGTGTCTGGCGCTTCTGGCTACAATGGCTCTGGTTCTGGCGGAGTAGGTAGAGGCGCAACAGTTCAAGGCAGAGTTGCTTTGACTAAAGGTGAAATTATCACCATCGCTGTTGGACAGGTCGGTGAAGCGCCTTCAGCCGGTGGAATTTACGGTGGTTCCGGTGGAGGAACGTTCGTTGTTCGTAAAACTGGAAACGAGCCTTTGTTTGTTGCTGGTGGTGGTTCTGCTGAAGCTAACGCAACAATAGGACGAGATGGTGTTCTCACAGAACTAGGAGGGGCTGGTTCAGGCGGTGCGTCTGGAGCTCTTGCTGGTTCAGGTGGTGTTTCAACTGGTGGACGCTCTGCCGCTGGAGGCGGATTCTCATCACGCGGTGGAAACTCAACGGTGGGCGAAACTGGTGGCGGAGGCTTCAATGACGGCCTAACAGCCGCAGACAACGGCGCTCGTACTGGTGGTAATGGTGGATTTGGCGGTGGAGGAACATCCGACGCGCAGTCCGCGGGTCAGTCAGGCGGCGCCGGTGGTTACTCTGGAGGAGCTGGAGCTAGAAACTTTACTGCACAAGCAGTAGGAGGCGGCGGTGGTTCGTACATAACACCTACTGCAACAAACGTAGCAACATCGACTGGACAATACAACAGTTCTTCAAGTTTCAATGGTGTTGCAATTACAAACCTTGCCTCATACAACACTGGTGAAGGTTCCGTTGCAATGTCTATCGTTTCTACATTTACAACTGGTAATGAAGTCTACCCTACCGCTGCAGACGCAGAAGCAGGCACAAACAAGATTGCGATCGAGCCAGCAGGAAGTTCTTACCACGCTATTGTCCCAGTTAACTTTGACATTCAGAACGACAGAATCCACAGTGCATCAGCTCACGGTTTATCTTCTGGAGAGGCTGTTGTTCTAAACTTCAATGGAACAGCTCCACTTGGAATTACAAATGGAACTATTTATTACATCAACAAGGTAAATAACTGGACATATAGTCTTAGCACGACGCCAAGCCCGAGCTTTACAACAATTAACCTAACAACACCTTCATCCCGTGAGACGTCCACGTCTTCAACGCTAAGCAAGGTAGTTGTCAACACCTCAACTGATACACTAACGATCAACAACCACGGCTTCCTGGTTGATCAACCAATCAAGTATGATGTTGGCGGTGGAACAGCAATTGAGCCTCTACAAGATCAGGCAACATACTTCATTGCCGAGGTGATAAACGCAAATCAGATCAAACTAAAGGTATCACTAAACGCTCCGCTACCAATCAACTTTACAGCAGCTGGAACTGGAACAGACCACAGCTTTATCTTCTTAACTGTAGATCCTGCTGAAAACACTTTGTATATTCCAAACCATGGACTTGTGTCTGGCCAGGCTGTTCGCTACTCCAATGGTGGCGGAACAACCATTCCAGGTCTAACAAACAACGCAACCTACTACATCATCAAGGTAGACAACTCGATTGTACGACTTGCCACTAATAAGGCACTAACAACTATTGCAAACATCACTGGAGCTGGAACTGGCACACAGTCACTAGTTATTACCTCGCTTGATTACACAAACAACATCATCACAGTTCCAGGACACGGCTTCCTTCAAGGTGAGCTTGTGCAGTATGACTCACGCGGACAAACAGTAGTTTCAGGTCTAACAACTGCGACACCATACTACGTGATCTTTATTGACCAGGACAACATCAAGCTTGCAACAACTCCAGAGAACGCAGTAGCTGGAACAGCTGTTGACATCACTGACACGCCCGCAGGTGTTGGACGACACACGCTACAGTCACTGAGCCAGACACCTGACGGCGTCTACACGATCACCTCTGTTCCAACTACTAACACATTTACTGTTGAAGCACGAGGATTAGTCCCGGTTATCACTAAGACGTTCAACCCTCGTTCGACAATCGATCTAAACCTGAGCTCATTCTTCATTCCATCACACGGTTTTACGACTGGAACCACGGTAACTTATTCGCAAGGAGATGCTGCAACTGACATCTCAGGGCTTGTAGATAACACTGACTACTATGTAGTTACAATCAACCGTGACTACATTCGATTAGCTACTTCAGCAGAAAATGCCGCAGCTGGTATTACGCTTACAGTAACTGACTTTGGAACTGGTGTGGGCCACAGCTTCACCTCTACACAGATCAACGGAAACGTCACTGGTGGTGGTACAGTAACCATTGCTGCAGGATCAGTTCTTGTAAACGGTACTGGTACACAGTTCTCAAAGATCCTTAAGGTAGGAGACCGCTTCCGCATCTTCCCACCGAACACCACGTTAACTAAGACATTTGCCGCTGCTGATGTAAACACAACAACAAACCGCATTGTGTTTGGATCTGCTCACGGCTTTACAACAGGCGACAGCGTGAAGTTCTCAGCAGGTGGCGGTGTATCACCTAGCCCTCTTGTCAACGAGTACTACTACTTTGTACGCAGCGCAAGTTCAACGGAGATCACACTTCACAACTCTGCGTCAGACGCGAGCGGAAACACAGGAGCTCTTGACTTTACAACACAGGGAACAGGCTCAGCGTTCACGCTAACAAGAACAGCGCCAGTTGGCCCAATCATCCGTCGTATTGCTGCTATCGGCTCTGACACACAGATCACAGTTGACCGTCCTTACGCAAGTGCGTATAGTGCAGTAAGTTATTCTTACCCGACGTTCGTCTACGTTCGCCCTGAAGGATATTCTTTGCACCGTCCATTTGATGGTGGCGTCGAGATGTCTGTAGGTACAGGTACATCACTTGGCCAGATTGTTCGCCAAACACGTAAGTACTTCCGTTACCAGTCAGGTAAGGGCCTACAAACTTCTTGCGGTATTAACTTCAAGCCATCAATTGATCTAGAGTCAATGGAACGATTTAGCTCAACAACAGTCACATGCACAACGCGACGTCCGCACGGATTGATCTCTGGTCTATTCGTTGTAATCAGTCAGGCAGAGGACTCACAGGGAGTGCCAAGCACAATCTACAATGGAACCTTCCAAGTAACTGTCCCAGATGGTTCTCTTACAACATTCCGCATTACACCAGCAGTCACTGTCCCAGAGGGTGCCGAGGCTAAGGCATACGGCTTCCCGCAGTTCTACGTCCGCGAATGGGCAAACGGCGCTATTCGCACTGGTATGTTTGACTTCCAGAACGGTATGTTCTTTGAGTTTGATGGTCAGGAAATCTACGCTGTTCGTCGCTCTTCAACGCAACAGATGGCTGGAACAGTTGCTGCTCAGCAAGGTTCAGAACTTATCTTTGGAACAGGTACAAAGTTTGGTGCGCAGCTTGACGTCGGTGACTATGTTGTTATGCGCGGCCAGTCATACCGCGTAACTCAGATTGATTCTGATACACGTATGTCAGTTCGCCCAGAGTACAAAGGTTCATCTGGCACAGAGAAGGAATTTAACCCAACTGGTGTAGTAAACACTACCGCAGACACCTTTACGATTATTGGTCACGGTTTCTCTGATCTTCTACCAGTCACTTACAACTCTATTGACGGCGAGGCGATCGGTGGTCTAATTAACGGACGCACGTACTACGTTGATCTTGTTGACAACAACAACTTTAAGCTTCTTGCCTCACCTGATGCAGAAACCAACGTTAACCTATCAAGCCTAGGAACAACAACAGTACACTCATTCACACCTGCTAAGTCAGGTATCATCGTGACAAAGACAGTTGATACCCGCGTTGCGCAAGGCGACTGGTCAATTGATCCTTGCGATGGTTCAGGTCCTACAGGGTATAACCTAGATCTATCACGTATTCAGATGGCGTATATCGACTACTCTTGGTACGGCGCTGGTAAGATCCGCTTTGGATTTAAGACTAGTGATGGTCAGGTTCAGTATGTTCATGAGTTTGTTCACAACAACAACTTATACGAATCATACTTCCGCTCTGGTAACCTACCAGCACGCTACGAGGTAGTTACCTACGACAACCCTACCTACATTCCGTTCCTGTTCCACTGGGGTACCTCGGTAATGATGGATGGTCGCTTTGATGATGACAACGCGTACCTGTTCACAGCAGCAAGTCAGACTCTTGATGTTGAAGGCACAACCGCAAAGTCATTCGCAGCTACAGGTATCAACTTCTCAAACGACTTGATGACAGTGCAGACTCACGGATTTAGATCTAACGACATCGTGCAATTCGAGTCTATTGGCGCTAATGGTCTACGTGGTGATAACGCCCAGCATCCTGCCACTGCCATCGTTGGGGCTAACACGCTACCTACGCTAACAAACGGAGTGCTATACCGTGTTCTTGTGAACTCAGCAAACTTGATTCACTTGATTCCAAACGATGCACCACCTATCGTAAGCGTTGCAACAGCCGCACGCGCAAGCACAACCGTAACAATTGTCACAGCAACTAATCACGGTTTATCAAGTGGTGACTACGTTGGCATCTACGGACTTGACAACCCCAACCTGCTAAGTGCAAATGGTGCGTACACGATTACAGTAACGAACGCAACAACGTTCACGTACACATCCGCTGGAACCGCTCAGACAGCAGTCGCACAGACAGGCGGAGTTGTATCTGAGGTCATCAACTTTACAGGCCAAGGCAACACTCAGTACACCTACTTCCTGTATCCAAATGGCTCACTAAACAATACATCTGGTCCAAACTACCAGCCTTTGATTTCACTACGCTTGAGCCCATCGGTATCGTCTGGTCTTACAGGTAAGCTTGGTGATCGTGACGTTATCAACCGAATGCAGCTACGTTTGAAAGAAGTCGGTATCTCCTCAACACAGCTTGTTGAAGTAAAGCTTCTTCTTAATCCACGTTTGAACAACCTAAACTTCCAAGGCGTAGATTCACCTTCGCTAGTTCAGATTGTTGAGCACACGGCGGCTGACACAGTCTCTGGTGGAGTTCAGGTTTACAACTTTAAAGGCGCCGGCGGTGTGAGCGGTCAAGAAGGCTCTACTAGCGTTGACGTTTCTAGCTTGTTTGAGCTTTCAAACTCAATCCTTGGTGGAGACTCAATCTACCCTGACGGTCCTGATATTGTAACAATCGCTGTTTCTCGTCTTACAGGAAACGACACACTAACATCCGCTAAGCTTACATGGACTGAAGCACAAGCATAGGAGACGACAAATGCCAATTACACGACTGGGAATTGTCAACCCCGCTGCTAACACTGACTCTTCACTTGTAAACTTCACTGGTGCTCATCTTGTGTCAGTCGTTGCAGCCAACAAGGCAAGCGTTGCTACACCTATCACAAAGGTAACAATATGGGTTGTACCTGCAAACGCAGAAACAACCACGCAGTATGCGTACATATGTTCAAACTTAATAATTGCAGTAGGGCAGTCCTTCGAGACCTTTAGGTTTGCAGTAAATGCTGGCGACACTCTTTATGTTCGCTCTAGCACAAACACGGCTTCGTTTTCATGCAGCGGCATTCCGCAGGATGACGGTATTTTACCTGTCAACCTCGCACAGACTTTTACAAACAAGGTCATACGTGGCACAGACAACACTGTCTATCTAGACGCTGGAACAACCGCCGAGCGTCGCACTTCTGCAGAAACAGGCTATGTTAGATTTAACACAGAGACCGAGGCCGTTGAGGTTAAGACTACTTCCGGCTGGGAGCGTGTAGGTTCAGACGATCTTTACACACCTACAACAAGCGCAGACTGGGATTCAGTCCCGACCACTGTTGCTGACGCTTTAGATGAACTAGCCTCACGACTACGAGCATTGGAGTAATGACATGGCGGTAAAAAGACTTGGGGCTACTACTCCAGCAGCCAATAGCAGTGTTGTACTTGCTACAGCTGACGTTACGTGCGTCGCGTCTGTCATTGTGGCTAACACCGGCGGAGTCGAGCTCAGTGCAACAATATACGTCGAGCCTGTAGAATCACCAGGTTCTGTAAACGCAAGAGCTTACATTGTAAATAGCCTAACTGTTGGCGTTGGCCAGTCTTTTGAAACTTTTAGATTTGCAATGCAGGTTGGCGACAAAATCTACGTTGCTGCAAGTACTGCAACTGCTGCATTTTCAGCAACTGCTGCTTATGAGCAAGAAGGCCGCGCAAACTTAACATATGCGGCAACAGCTCCAGGTTTCCCAGAAGTTGGTGACATCTGGATCGACAGTACATCAGACGATGTTAACGTTTATACAGGTTCATCTTTTCGCACTGTTTCAAGCATCGCGCCTGTTGGTCCAACAGGACCAGCAGGGCTAGCTGGTCCGCAAGGTGTTACTGGTCCAACAGGACCGCAAGGATCTGGTGTAAGCGTTCTTGGCACGTATTTAGATTTGCCATCTCTTCAGTCTGATAATCCGACTGGCAACATCGGCGATGCGTATCTTGTTGGCACAGACCTTTACATCTGGTCTGATCTTAATTCCGAGTGGGCAAATGCTGGCACATTTGTCGGTGACACGGGTCCTACGGGTCCTACGGGTCCAGGAATAACAGGCCCAACGGGTGCAACTGGACCAACTGGTGTTGAAGGTCCAACCGGACCATCAGGTGGACCAACAGGTCCAACAGGACCGACAGGAGCAACGGGACCAACGGGAGTTACAGGTCCTATCGGCGCGACAGGCGCAGCTTCAACTGTAACTGGTCCAACTGGTCCAACTGGACCAACAGGACCAAGTGTTACAGGACCAACTGGACCGCTAGGGCCAACAGGGCCTGAAGGTGCGTGGTCAACTGCACAGGCAATCTCAACAAAGTCAGCAAACTACACGCTTGACACCGCAGATGCAGGCTACCTGCTAAAATGCACAAGCGGATCAGCAACACAGATTCTTATTCCAACAAACGCTGCCGAGGCATTTAGCATCGGTCAACGCGTTGACGTTCTTCAGTACGGCGCAGGGCAGGTAACAGTTGCGCCAGACACTGGTGTGACACTACGTGCGACACCGACTGCAAAACTACGTGCGCAATACTCAACTGCGTCAGTTGTAAAAATTGGTACTGATGAGTGGCTGCTTGTCGGCGACCTAGCGTTAGATTAAAAGATGCCTCTTAGTCTTGGTGTTGTATCAGGTGCAGGTTATCTAAAGAACCCTGCAGAACCTTTCCTTCTTGGTTACAGAACTAACTGGGTAGAAAATCCAGCATTTGAGGTAGACACAGCAGGTTGGTCTGCCGTTGCTGGCGCCACTCTTAGTCGTGACACAGTAAACTATCGTAGTGGTGTTGCGTCACTAAAGGTTGTCAATTCTTCTGCCTCAGCGGCGCAATACTCAAACCTACCTCTTGTTGCTGGTAGCGGCTTCTACACAATCAGTGCGTATGTAAAGCTAGAAACTGGCGCAACAACTGCAAACTACTCAATTCGTCAACTGCAATATGAAAACATCGGTGGACCAACAGTTGCATCTGGAAACCTTGGAATCCAAAGCCTATCGGTAACTGGAAACTGGGTACGACTTTCAGGCACAATCACCAAGGCAGCCACAGCAAACTTCCTTAATTTCCGTATCGTGACCGCATCTACCACAAGCGGAGATATCTTCTACGTTGACGACGTCATGGTTGAAAAAGGCGATACCGCGGGAACATACTTTGATGGAGACACCGGCTTTTGGACAGGAACTGCCCACGATAGTTTTAGTGGATCTACACCATATTAGGACTTCTATAGTATAGGATATGTTACGTAAGACACCAACGAAGAAAGGTACGCAATGACCGAGAAAGATAGCTTAGAAGAACTAGTAAATAACATGGAAACCCGCTGCTTCACATATGAAGTAAAGATGGTTATTCAGATATTTGCGCGTACTGAGGCTGAAGCAAAAGAAAAACTAGATCGTGATGGCGGGTACATTAGCCAGCGCAAGGTTAGACTAAAAGACACAGTTCAAGTTTACAGTGGAGATACAGAAGAATCCACAGATCCAGAGACAAAGTCAGAAGAAGTAGACACAGACAAAGCTTAACACAAGACCTGGGAGAGACATATGAAGGTAGCGATATACACAATTGCACTCAATGAGTTGCAGTTTGTTCAGCCGTGGTATGAGTCTGCAAAGGAAGCTGACTATCTTTTGATAGCAGATACTGGCTCCACTGACGGCACCATTGAGGCAGCCAAGAATCTTGGTATCAACGTTGTTGACGTCGTAGTAAAGCCTTGGCGTTTTGACATGGCGCGCAACGCGTCGCTTGCTGCACTACCTGCTGACATTGACTATTGCATTGCGTTAGACATGGACGAGGTGCTGCTCCCGGGATGGCGAGAAGAGCTCGAGAAGGCCCATAGAGAGGGTTGGACGCGTCCGCGTTACGAATATACCTGGTCATGGAACGCAGACGGCTCACCGGGACTAATCTATGGTGGAGACAAGATCCACAAGCGTTTTGGCTATCGCTGGAAGCACCCGGTTCACGAGGTTCTTACAACCTACGGTGACACGCAACAGACTGAAGGTTGGACTGGTCTAAAGATCCACCACCACGCCGATAACACTAAGCCACGTTCACAGTATCTTCCACTGTTAAAGTTTGCAGTTGATGAGGATCCCCACGATGACCGCAACGCGTTCTACTACGCACGCGAGTTGTATTTCTATAACCGTTGGGACGAAGCGGCAATCGAGTTTAAGCGTCACCTAGCTCTTCCACGTGCAGTTTGGCCGCCAGAGCGAGCAGCCTCGATGCGCTACCTCGCAAAGATCGAGCAGGGCAAGACAGAGTATTGGTGCGAGCGCGCAATTGAACAGTCACCTGGACGCCGCGAACCGCACGTTGATCTTGCAAAGTACTACTACTCTACAAGCGACTGGGAAAAGTGCTACGCTGCAGCTCATGCAGCATTAGCAATTAAGGAACGCCCGCTTGAGTATCTTAACGAGGCCGAGTCGTGGGGATATACTCCACACGACATGTTGGCAATTGCCGCGTTTCGTCTAGGCAAGTTTGACGAGGCGTTAGAACACGGTCGTATTGCAGTTGATCTTGCACCAGAGGAAGAAAAGACTAGGCTTTCTTCAAATCTTTCTTTTTACGTCGCTGCTCAGCCCGAAGCTTCTTCTTAGCTTTCTCGCGAGCTTGACGCTCTAAGCGCTCAACTCGATCTACGTGGTATGCATCAACTGCGTTAGCGCTTGTTCGTGAGCGCCAGGTAAAGTCACATGCGGTGCAATGAACAAGACGCATGGTTGCCCAACGTCCACCACCAGGAACAGGAACAGTTAGCGTTTCAAGCTTATTTGGTCGTGCCATGCAATATGGGCACTGTGGATAACGTTGACGACGAGACTCCTGTCCGTTCCATGAAACGCTAAGCGCGCGACGCATCTCACCTTCATCGCGTCCACCCCAGATTCCCCAGATCTGACGATTCTCTAGAGCCCACTTTAAACAGTCCTTGCGAACAGGGCACTCGAAACATAAGTTCTTTGCTTGATACTTCTCAGCGGGCACCGTTGAGAAAAAGTAATCGCGAATTTCTTCATTTTGTGGCTGTGCGCAAACCGCGCCTTTTTGCCAACTTAGATCAGTATGTTTTGTCAAATTAAGACCTCAACCCACGTAACCGGGGTTAGGTCATCTACCAAGTCTCCGTGCTCGGTTTCTCCGTCTTCATCACAGTAGTACAGCTCAGTTGATCCGTCAACTGTACCTGCGTAACCCTGTGTAATGACTCCGTTGTCGATGGCGCCAAACCCTTCACCTAACGAGACAGCGGATCCGTCTCGCTGTAGCGCCGACGCAAGAGCGCGTCGGACTACCTCGTGTTCAACGTCAACGTGTTCATCTGTATAGAACACAACGGAGGTTTGGCCAGCAGGCTCAAAGCCTTCACCGGTCCATTCACGCCACAGGGTTTCACCTGCTCTAGAGTCTCGCACAGATACATTGTATATCGAGTTGTACTCAAAGCGAACAAGGTAGGGCGGTAATTTCCTATAATTTTGGCCCATGGAAACTATCAGGACAGGTCGTGAAAGTGTCTCTACGGGCGTCTGAGAGCCTCGCTTTTTGGCCTAAAAGGCCAAACTACATGTTGTTATAGGTACCGAGGTATAAGTTGCCGTTTGCGTCAGGCCATAGGTACTGGTAGTACGGAGGGCGCTCGCCTGGGTCTTCTGCCCAGCCAAACTGTGAATACCAGGCGTAGTCCTTGCGCAGCAGTGATACACGGTGTGTTGCCGCTACCTGTTCAAACTTGTCCTTGTCCGACATCCATATCGGGAAGGTGATATCCGGTGATATCAAGCCACGGTCGACTGCAATGTCAAATGTGCCGTAGATCTTTTCAAGCATGGTTGACTTGAAGCCACGCTTACGCCACTCAAAATATGTCGCGGCAAGGTAGGAAACTAGCAGGGCTTCGTGCCCACGCCACATGTGCGCAACAGGGTGGTTGACCCAGCCTTTAGGGTCGCGGAACTCGCCTTGTGGGTTAAGCTTGGTTAGAGCAAGTAGACATTGCCAGCCTTCAAGGGTTTGCTTGTGTAGGCGCTTGTTATCAAGCTCCGCGGCAATGCGCTCGAACGAGTCTGTCTGCTGCATGAATGTTTGCACTGTTGTCCTTCGTCATTTTGTCTTAGTCTAATTATATCAGGAACGGTGGTATCTCGTCGCCATCTGCAACCGCAAGTGGATCAACGTCATATTGGACCTCGTCCTCCTCAAGATCACGGTAGATGCCAACAACCGTTACGTCACCGCAGGTTGAGCAGATGTTCACGGTACCGAGTTGAAGAAACACCGGAACCGCGACCGCCGTTAACTTGGTGGTAAGTTCACCCTGTTCACTGACGCCGTCTGGCTCCCAACGCGAGTTGTCCTTTACCCAGCAACGCTCGCAGCAAGGGTATGTGTTCTTCTCACTTGTCACTTGGCACCACGGTTTCAATTGCCTCAGGGTAGTACTTTCTTTTCACCGCATGTCGAGAAAAGCCCTTATCAAGGTCTAATAGGTATTCGCGCTCGCCGATTAGTTCACCTTGGTCACCGTTAGGTTGTCCGCTCAGGGAGGCAGTGAGAGCCTCTCCAAGCCATGTGGCAGCCTGCAATGGAACAGCCTTGCCCCATACAGCCTTTAGGCTTGAGTAATCCTTTGCACCTTCAATGTCCCAGTCGTCAGGTAAGCCTTGCATGCGTGCAGCCTCACGGTGTGTAATAAGTCTTGGTTCCGTTGGGTGAATTACACCCTCGAGCGCGGAGCCTGTTAGCACGTTACACCAGTGATCTTCCTTCCAGCGATACGGCTGGGAGAAACCTAGCTTAAAGTCGCGGCGGCGTAGGCGTGGCTCAATGTCAATCCACTTCTGTGGAAACTTTCCGCCGTTCATGTCAACGGCCTTCTTCACCGCAGATCCAAGATCACCGTTGCCTGGCCAACCAGTGTTGCCAATAAGATCAAACACTTCCTGGATTCTTTGGGTGTGAATACTTTCCTTACCAATGTGACCGTTGACTGTTCCGGTCTTTGACTTTAGGTGTTTTACGTATGGACCAGGTTCGTCTAGGTACGGCTGCGGATTCCATGTCTGTGGAAGCTTTGCAAGATCACCGATGATGTCCATGATACGTGGAAGCCGAGTTGGTTCTGTCACCGCAGCGCCAAACTTCATTCCGGATTCAACTGCTACCCAGAAGTAGCGAGGTCGATATGAGAATCCACCAAGCTGAAGGTTGTTATGTTTGACGTGGTATAGGTCGTACTTCTTGCCTGACAGTTCCTCGACCATGTCGCGGTACTTAACCATAACCGCACGCCCAGTTGTGTACGCGGGCTGCACACACTCAAAGGCAATCATCTTAGGCTTTACTCTTGCGGCATAGCGCATGAACGCACGCGTGTGCTCGTGCGCCGCAGAATCAGGACCGCGATTTGCAGGACCTGACCATACAGACCAGCCAGAGCATGGAGGACAACCAGCAACAACGTCAACCTTGTGTACTGGCCACTCGTCTGAGTCATCGCTAAAGAACGTTCCCCACTGGTTTCCAAGGTAGTTTCTGTTTGCCTCAGCAAGCGGGTTACCAAAGTTCAGCGTACCTGTGCGACCAACCATTTGCATTCCGGACTTGATAAGCCCAAGACTCATAAACCCAGCTAAGCCATTACAGTCAACAAAAGTAGGGTTGCTCATCGTTGCCTCCGTAGTTTATCCTATAGAGGACCTTATACTGAGAAGGCAGCTTATGTCTGCATTTATGGTACTGTTTTTAGTTCTTTTTGGACAGGTCGTTTCCAACCTCGTAGCCGCAACCTGCGTACCCCGCGATGTCAATCCAGGTGTCAGGTTGGAAACCAGACTTGCTTGCGTAGCGCGCCATCTTGAGACCTACCATGCACATTGCTACGTCTTCCTCGCTGACGGTTATTCCGAGAACCACTGACCAGATCTTTGCAATACGCGCAAAGTTATCTCCAGGGCTTCCGTACTGCGCGTCGCGTTCACCGCTGATTAGACGGGCAGCTTCACGTAAGGCTTCAACGCGGGCAGGGTTACTTGTTGTCTGTTCTTCACTCATCACTTTATCCTTACGTGTACCTTTGCGGTAAATACATCATTTTCCGCCTTGACGTTCATTTCAATGTCGGTCTTGGACTCAACCGAATCCAATTCAATGTTGAGGTATCGTGCAACAAGCTCCTCAGCCTTACGCTGAAGTTCCTCGTGGGATGTGCCAGTTGCCTCGAACTCAAAGGTGGTTCTCATTACGAAACCAACTTCTCTAGCTTATACGGTGTGTAGTGCGCACCGTCAAGTACTGGGCTCTTTCCATCAGTTGACTTAAAGATCACGTCACCGTAGCGAACTGCAACCACCTTTCCACGACGTCCGTTGTGTACTCTGCCTAGATCTCCTTCATAGGCGTCATGCACAACGCGTACCTCGTCGCCAACGGTAATAAACCCTGGACGCAGAGGTTCCCATCTTTCATTCTTTACTGGCGGTTCTATGAGCGCGTAGTTCAGCGCAACCTTAGAGAATATCTCTACGGCTTCCTTTGCCTGCTTCTCGCTAAGGTCAATACCTTCCCAGGTTTTTAGTAGCTCAAGCACTGCCTTTCCAGACGCAACCTTTACCTTTGCGGCCTCAAACTGTGAGCGCACCCACTGTTCATCAATGTTAGGCATTTGTTTCTCCTTCGATTATTGGCTCACACTTTGCGCAAACACCGAGGCGTCTGCCTTCACCTACGTCGTCAATTGCGCGTGAGCAGATGCCACACTTGACGCCGATCTCTTTTACCTTATAACCATTGAGTTGACGTTGCCTGTTCTTTTCCATCTTCTCAACGTAGAACTTGTTTAGTTGCTCGTCTGTTCCACCAGCCGCAACAATGATGTTTGCGACAAAGTGTAAAACGTCAACCGCTTCCTTGATGATCTCTTCGCGATCTGCGTATGGTTTGTCGTGCTGCCAAGGCTTCCACGAGATTGCCTGACGCATCTCTGCGAGTTCGTCATCAATGGCTAGCATGTTCCACCGCATGTACTCGACAAGGCGACGGATATTTGCGTCCTTATCGCCCTCCATCTCTTCATAGTTGATGAAGTAAACATCTCTCTGAAGATCCTTTGTTCTGCGTAACCAACTATCGAACAGCATATGCTTCCTTTCCTATTTTGGAATGAAGACCTAGCAGATCTTCAAGCGTCTTTCTAACATTTTCACGTCGCGGAATTGCCGACATGTAATCCTGCAACTGATCCCACGCAAGATCGCGTCGCGCACCGTCACTTAGGTGTTCAATTGTTGCCGCAAGAACACTCCATGAATTACCAATGTGCTGGCTTTCCTTCCAGTCAGTCGCAACGGGAACACCGAGGTTTAGTGACTGGATGTAGCGATATGTCCACCATGTCCCGTCCCTGTGTGGCGAAATCAGTGATCCAACAGATCGCAGAATTTGACTGCTAACCTGTCTATCATCTTCACCCTTCGTGTGTTTCATTGGCGATACTGGAAGTGCAAGTGTTTTTTCAACCTTCTTTGTCCAGGCAGATGTCCTGTTGTCCGCTACCCACTTAGCAATCTTTTCAACGTCGCCTTTTGGCGCGCTTTCAGCCACAAGAAATGAGTCTAGATTTATTCCAATTATCCCGCTTCGAGCTCCAGCAGGCAATTCATCAGACACAAGGAATGAATCGCGCCAAGGCAACGATGGGTAGATTGTTCCTGGCCAGGTATCGTTTAGAAGCCTGTCTACTGTCCCTAGAAGCCTCCTAGAGACACTTTCGCTGGCAGCTAACTGATATCCCTGGCGGTATGTGTAAAAAGGCTTAGTGAGGTTTGCCGGGTTAGTATGCACCGACCGTAGACTGGCACTTATCTGTGCCGGGTGCGGTGCGTCAACTAATAGGCGTAGGCGCGGATCTTCCCACAGAAGGTCAATTAGGTTTAGTGCACCATATGCCTTGTTTGCGCTAAGACTTGTTATCGGTGAGACACCAACAATCACCGCAGAGTATTCTTCAACGTCTTCAAGTGACCAGCTAACACGTGGGTCACACATGACGACCTCGTGTCCTGATTCAACAAGAACATCATGAATTACACCTGCAAAGGAAAGCGAGCGTCTATTGGCGTTTAGTGATGCCTGTGACGCGGACATTCCAGTTATAAGTATCTTTTTCATGCTCTAGTTCCATCCGCGTTTAGCTTTAGTCCTCTGTCTTCTTGCATGGTACGAGTAAGAATGTTCTGTATGTGATCCTTGAACATGTCGTATGTTCCAATGTATGGGCGCAATGCGTCAGCCTGCGCCTGTGCAGCAGCTGCCAGTTCCTCGGTATTCATCTTTTCAACGTCAGCAATTGTTAGCTTATACGCGTCACCTAGCGGATCGCCCTCACCCTTGTCAGTGACAAGAATAGAACCAATGCGCGCAGCATATAGGAATCGTGAACGCCACCAGCCTGAACCAGCATGTGGATACGGTGGTGACAGAATTCCCCAACGGTCATTGTAGAAGTTTAGAACGTCAAGCTCTGTGTCAAGACGCTGTCCACCAAGTTTGCGGATTAGCTTACGACTGCCAACGATCTCAACCGGCCAACCTGGGTTTTTCTTTTCAAGCCAAGTATCATGTGGCATCAACGCGCCAAGTACCCAAGCCTTTTCCTTCTTCTCTGGCGGAGTTGGTGTTACCGCCGCAAGCGTGTCAAACACAACGCTGGTAGGGTCAAGTGCCTCGATACGACCAACGTCCTTTGGCATACGTTTGCGCACACCTGTTCTATCACCCCACGCATACATCGGGCAAACTGGAACCATACCAGCAGCCCAACGTGCGTCAAGCATGTCAATCGCTGTCTGCACTAGTTGTTTTTCGTAAGGCTTGACGCTTTCATCAGTGTCCATCATGTAGTAACGCTCGATGTAGCATTTCTTAGCAGCCTCTGGGTCCTTCTCACGGACACGCTCAAGCGCTGCCTCAATATCTGCACGACTAAAGTAAGTTGCGCCCTCTTCACCGCGATGTTCCGTGCCAACAAGAAGGTGCTTATACAGCATCTGCGGTTTGCGCATAAGAGCCTTTGCGCCATTGAAAACTGTGTTGAACTGCCAGTCGTCAAAAAATCCGACCGCAGGTAATCCTGAAGATAAAGTGTAAAGTGCACCCATCGCACCTTGACGTCCGTTTAGCGAGTTTAGTGGTGCAAGATTTATCCAAGCCATGTCGTAACCTGACAGGTCCTCGCCAGGTGTGACCTTACGCCAATCAATCTCGTGACCGAGGTCTTGCATTGCCTTTGCGACATGCGCAGGAACGTCAATCTTTTGTATTGTGCGTCGTTCCGTGTTGATCTGTAAGGCCGTAAAGCCTGTCATTAAGATTTTCATTTGTTCTCCCTTATCGTTGGATCACCGCCCATGACGCATTTGCGCCATGGACGATGATACCAGACGATTGTTGATTTAGAACGGAGCAGCTGGTGGTGCAGGTGGAGCTGGTGGAACGTCCGCCGCTGCTGGTGCTGGTGCCGCTGCTGGTGCAGGAGCAGGTGCTGCCGCTGGGGCAGGTGCAGGTGCTGGTGCAGGCGCTGCCGCAGCGGCAGCTGTAGTACCAGTAGCTCCTGCAGTTGCAACGTAGTACATCTTGATTTCGTTCTTCTTAGAGCCGTTCCATGTGCGTGAACCAATCTGTGCACGGAATGTACGGTTCTGAAGAGCTGCCTCGATTTGTGCGTTGCTTGGGTTTGATGCGAAGAACTCGCGACCAAGACCGACTGCTGCCATCTTGCGGAAGAACATGCCAAGCGCAGCAGGACTGTCAGGTGTAACCACTAGGTTATCCCAAACAAGACGCTTTGCGTGCGCTCCTGCTGTAACCTGCGCCTTTACGGCAAACATGGTCTTACCTGACTGTGCAACCTTTGCAGTTGCTTCGATAATCTGAAGGTCATAATCACCATCAGGAAGTGGCTCGTAGTTGCCACCGACTTCTCCGGCGTCCTTTACCAGGTCGCCCCAGTTGAGTGTACTCACTGTGTTTTCTCCTTATGTATTGCGCTAACCGACTTGGCTAGGACGCTGCTTTTTTCTTGCTTGCGGCTTTCTCTCCGAAAACCATATCCAGCATTCTTTCAATGCCGAGATCTTGCTGTTCTACTACCTTGCCAAGACGACCTTGAACGCGCTCGCCAGCTTCATAAGTATCTGTGCGCTCGACGTACATGCGACGAACCTTGAACGGAGGTTGCAGTGGATCAGGGTTAGGTACAGTCTCAACGTTTATAGCGCCAAGAATGTCGTAGAAGTACGGAGCCTGAATTGCTAGCTGACCCTGTAGGTACGGACGCATGCGACCGTCCTGTCCTGGTCGTGCCATTGCAGTTAGCACAACAGCTTCTAGCGGTTGTGTTGGGTGCATTGTTAGGTCACGTAGATCGCGCAATAGCGCACCCATGTGACGTAGCAGTTCACCCCATTGCTGCATCTTCATTTGCTCGGTACCTGCGATTGAATCCATACACTTCACTTGAAGCTCTGAGATTGAATCGATGATCAATGACTTAAACTGATGCTTACCAGTTTGCAGCCACTGGAACGATTTGAGAACTACATCGTAGTCTCGTACCGTCACAACCACTGTGTCCCATGTTCCATCTGCAACGGGAGGTTCCTCGCGCAGAGGGTCCCAGTACTTTACGTTGATAGGTAGGAATCGGTGCCCACCCTCAACGTCAAGCATGAGACGAGGATACGGTGCGGTTACTGCAAAGCTTGACTTACCAACCTTTGACTCTCCATACACCATGATTGTGAGGGAACGCTGTACTTCGTTTGACATACGTCACTCACTTCCTTTTTTCTCTTCTGTGTTACCGTAGTAACCATATGGGTCGGCGACCGCATATGAATCGCTAAGTGCTTGTTCAACGGCGCTACCGTCGTCAAACATTGGGCACAGAGCGAAAAATGGGCACTTCCACTTGCAGTCACGCGATGGACGCGGATACGCTACAAGTTGATGTGATACTCCCTCATCGAGAGCCTTGCGCACACCTAGCATGTCGCTAACTGTGCCGTGTAGTCGCTGCCAAAAATTACGCAGCGAGAAAACATTGTGACGAACTTCCATTTGCTCGTAGAACGGCGGGCGAGCATTTGCGGAACGCTTTACCTTCTTCAACATTGTGAAGATACCGCCCTCTGATCGTTCGCCTTCCTTGTTCTGTGCAGCCTCAAGTGTCATATAGGTAAGGATCTGCTCATTCATGTGCGCCATTGACGCAAAGTCAGTAAACGAACCACCAACAGTCTTAAAGTCGCGGAACATACGCACACCATCAGCCTTGCGACGAACACGCATGTCGATCTTGCCTTGAAGAATAACCTTGCCGTCAAACATTGGCATCTCGATTATCTCTTCAGTAGAGATCATGTCCAACTCTGAGTCAATTCCGTTTTCCTCAACCCAGTCAAGGTAACCCTCAAGCATGATGCGGCCAAGCTCTGCCTCAGAGTCCAGGTCGTAGGTATCACGCATCTGTTCCTCAAGTACTGCGCGGTCCTTTTCAACGTGGAAGCGGTGCGCCTCAAGCAGTGGCGTTCCCTTGCTGTAGTAGTCGTCAAGCGCCGCGTGAACGCGTGAACCAAGCGCAAGTGCGCCTGTCATGTTTTCCGCACGTGGCTTTAGGCGACGGTAGTAGCTAAGCCACCACTTGCGACGACAATCCTTGAAGGTCTGTATCTCTGAGTTTGAGATACGCAACGGTCCTTGCGTCATTTCTGTCATAGGTTTCCTGCCTTATCATCTTTGAGTAATGCAAGCAACTGCGCTTTATCGCGGACGATAGCCTCAAAGTTGTCTGCCTTTGTTTCGAGTACCTGCAAGACGCGCTCCTCGACTGTTCCTTCTGTCACATAGTCAGTGACAATGATTGAATCGTGAATCTCTGATCCAATACGGTGCACACGATCCAACGCCTGCTTGTGATCTACAAGAGACCACGGACGCTGCAGCATGACTAGACGACGTGCGGCTGTAAGTGTAATTCCAACACCACCAGCTTGTGCCGTAAACAAGATCCACTTGATCTTGCCAGATTGAAAATCGTCAACCGCTTGTTGACGTTCGTCCTCAGTTTGTGCACCCGTGATAAGACCGTGCTGGATCTTTTCCTTTGTTAGTGCTGCGCTAAGTAACTCTATAAGTTGTCGCGATACTGCACACACAGCTACGCTGTCATTTCCAAAGTCGCCGTTCTTGATGTCGTCCATTAGAGCATCAACCTTGCAGGAAGGCTCTGTCAAACGTGCCTTGCTTTCACCTGTTGTCTCGTCAACGTCCATCTCAGCATAAGAGCTTGCAAACTGCAGCAGTCGTGTTGTTTGAGTTAGTGGCGAAGGCGCAGTAACAATATCTCCGCCTTCAAGCTCAGCAATCATAAGATCACGCATTTGCTTGTAAGCCTTTGCCTGCTTTGTTGACATCTCGATGTCACGTCGCTCGAACATCATTTCCGGTAGCCAAGGAAGCACCACCGACTTTAGCATGCGACGCATACGTGGATTTAACGTGGCGTCAAACTCTGTTTGCATGTGTGGCTTTACACCTAGAACCATCATGCCACCAAACGCGTTTAACATTGTGTCAACCATGCGGTCAATCCAGCGAGTTTTACTTGGCCACTCTTCAGGTGCAAGCCAGTGAAGGATTGACCATAGATCAAGAACGTTGTTTGCAATAGGTGTACCTGTAAGGGCAAAGCGAATTGGTGCATCACCTGTTGCAGCCCACAGGGCGCGTGATTGCTTGCTCTTTGGTTCCTTTGAGCGGTGGATCTCGTCTGCAACTACAGAGTTAAAGTTAATCGTGTTTAGTTCGCGTTCGTGTACCTCGCAGCGGTTTTCAGTCACCTTGTCATCGTGGCCGCCACAGGCGGTGCAACGAGCAAGTGCGACTGATCCGTAAGGTGCAAGTCGCGAGTGGGATCTAAGTGATTCCCAGTTGATTACGTATACGTCAGCCTGTTCCTCAAATACCTTACGGCGTTGGTTGGCTGATCCCTTGATAACCTCAACCTTTACGTCTGGCCACCATCTTGCAAACTCACGCTTCCAGTTTTTCTTTAGCGTGTTAGGGCAAACGATTAGTGCAGGGAACGGTTCCTCGCCATTTTCCTGTAGTTTCTTTAGTGCACGGATTGCCTGTGCTGTTTTACCTAGTCCAGGTTCGTCAGCAAGTAGCGCACGTTTTGCAGTTGCAAGGAACGCAACGCCTGCGCGCTGGTGTGGAAATAGGTCCTCATTAGAGGCGTCCTCAAGGGTCTCTAGGACCCGAAGTTCGTTCGCTGGGGTAATACGTTTGGTCATTTCGTTGCCAGCCCACTCGGCCAAACCAGGGCCAATCACAAGCTCGGTCTTAAACGTTGAGCGCAATGCAAGACATGATGCCCATGATGTAGGGACTCGCCATTGCTGTAGCTTAGGGTCCCACTTGGATCCAGGCAAGGTCTTGCATAACTCTTTGTACCGCCACTCGGTGGCGATGATTATGTTCTTGCCTGATTCATCAAGCTCTACTTCTACTGGCACCGCGCCATCCTTTCGTCATTACGTAAATACATACTATCAGGAATTTTACTAAAGCAAACTACTTTTTTGCTTAGTATGTTGAAACTATTGTAACAGGCGTGTTGGCTTCCATCCTAGCTTGACACACCGTAGTAATCCGTGTCTTATCGCATCTAGGGCGTGACCTTCGCCGCCCTTGTGCCAGTATTCCAGCTTCTTTAGGGCAGGGTTTGGGAACATTGCCTTTGCATCCGCAGGTGACTGGAACGCGATCTTTTCGTGGTTTAGGTCGTTATCCATCATGATCTGCTTGAGGATACCAATCTGCTCAAGTGAGTATGGAGCCTGTGAGTTCTTTACAGTTTGGGCATTGATGGTAAATCTTTCACAGGTTATGTCGATTACGTATCCCATTGCCTTTGCCGCGTAGATTGCCTCACGGATCGGCTTTGCGTATTCGTGTTGCTGGTACTCGCCTGACCAGACTAGCTCTGGTTCCTGTCCTTCAAACTTGAACAAGGCAATTCCGGTTGCCTTGCCTGGGTCTACTGCTAAAACGTGTATCATCTGTATTTTTCTCCCCAGTTTTCCATTGGTCCATCAATGCCAGAAGTAAGAGGTACTGCCCAGCCTTCGGTTGTAGTCATGCATTCCTTCACGACTTGCATGATTTCATGAGCGTCCTTACGTGGTGCGTTAAGAACAATTTCATCGTGTACCGGGACGATTAGCAGTTCTGTTAGATCTGCTGCGTCAAGCTTTATAAGGTTTTGCTTGAACACCTCGGCGGCTCCACCTTGAATTAGATAGTTGACAAGCGTGTATGCACGATCCTCGTCACAAGGAATGCGACGACCTGTCCATGTGTACACATATCCTTGTCCTTCAGACTTTAGACGGCGCATGCCTGCATCTTCAATTTGTTTTTGGAAGAACGACATGCCTGGGAAACGCTCATCAAACGCGTCAGATACGGTGCGCATCTGTCCTTCAGGTACACCTGCGGTTAGTGCCTGCTTTGATACGCCTGCACCATAGAGACGTCCATATACCGTTCCCTTGATAAGATTGCGTCGCTTATCAGAACGTTGCATTGTTGGATCTTGATAGATCTCGCGACCAATCTCGGTAAACGGATCTGAGCCAGTCGCGTCAGCGCGATTAAACAAGGTGATGAGATTTGGGTCCTGTGACAATGACGCAAACATTCTAAACTCAACCTGGTCAAGGTCAGACGTAATAATGACGTGATCCTCGTCCTTTGGAATAAACGCGGTACGAACCGTGTCGTCACCCTTAGGCAATGTCTGTAGTGCAGGGTTTTGGATCGACATACGCGATGTGCGAGCACCAAGGGTCTTTACTGATGGGTGCACAAAGCCATCAACGTTATCGTTGATAAAGTTTGCAAAGTAAGTGTTGGCAAGCTTGTCAGCCTTGCGCTGCTTTAGAACAAGATCCGCAAGCTGCTGAACCTCAGGAGAACCGTTGATGCTAAGAAACTTTAGCTCGTCCTTGTCGGCTGATTTTTGACCAGAAGGCGTGTATGAGTTAATCTCTGCACCAAGCTTTTCAAGCAGGCGCACTAGTTGCTGGTTGCTGCCAATCGAGACACCACCATAGGTTTGCTTTGCCCAGTTCTTTACCGTATCGGCATATGTGCTTAGTTCTTCAAACTTCTTCTTAGAGTAATCGAGGTCAATGCGTGCGCCGTTGATCTCCATGCGGGTAACGATCTTACGGGCAGCCATTTCAAGTTCATATGGGCGATGATATGCGCCGTTAGGACCGCACTTCTCGTAGAACATTTCCCATAGGCGCATTGTTAGAACTGTGTCAAGTGCACCGTATGCCCAGTACGGTTGAAACTCTACAGGCACAGTTCCCCATGTCCAGCCGTTCTTTGCTAGTTCAATATCAAGTGTTTCCTGTAATGCAACTGCGCGACCATCAACGTGCAAAGCCGCAAGGTTCTTTAGTGCACCAGAACCAAGTGGGTCAATGATGTGCGCCATAATCATTGTGTCGTGTGCGCGTTCCCACGGCATCTTCCAGTGCGAGTGAACATCAAACCAACGCGCCTCAAACGCAATGTTGTGACAGACAACGGGTCCATCAAACTTGTTCATTGCCTCGTAGAAAACACCTGACCATTCCTTCCATGGAATTGACCAACCTTGCTGCCCATCACCAACCTGGACTAGACGTAGTTGCCCGTGCCATGGAGAAAGCGCATCCTTACGAGCACCTCCTGGATTTTCACCAGTTTCAGTGTCAATAGCAATAGCGTTGTGTGGACGACGCTCACCTAGCCAACGCAGAAAGTTTTGTGCTTCCTCAACGTTGTTTACAAGGTGGAGTTTTACATCACCTAAACCATCAGTCATCAATAGTCTCCACCCTTAAACCTGACTTAGCTAAAAATGCAACAACCTCTTCAGGGTGACGGTGCTTGTCGATCTTGCGCACCTTCATGACAACGCGTGATACGCCTGAGTTAGATACGAGCTTTGCACACTGCATGCAACACGCACCTGTGACATATATTGTTCCACCCTCGACCTGAGAACGATCTACGTATAGAAGTGCGTTTGCCTCAGCATGGATTGCTGGACACGCGTCGTAGAACTGATCAAGTGGGGCATCGCCTTTAGCGCGTGGGCACCAGTCAATGCAGTCGCTTTGATGTGGCCAACCAGCAGGTGCACCGTTGTACCCAGTTGAGCTAATGCGCTGTTGACTAGACACTACAACTGCACCAACCTGCGCACGGGTACAACGTGAACGCTTAGCTATTGTCTCAGCTACATGCATCCAGGTGCTGTCCCAGGAAGGACGCGGTGTGTTAGTTTCGCTCATCGTTGTCTTTTGCTGACCCTTCAACTACAATTATTCCAACAAGGTATAAGGCTTCCCTACGAGTAAAACCAGCGCCGCGAAACTCCATGTACATTTCATGAAGTTGTATCGCCGCAACCTTTAGCTCGCTTATTCCGCTGGACTGCGGAATATCCTGGTTACTTGTCATTCTGTTCCTTAGCCTTGTTCTTCTCGATGGCATCCTTCATTGCATCGGCGTACCATTTCTCGTTTTCAGTTAGACGCACATATGCGGTTGGATCAACGCTGCCATGCAGAGCAAGAACAGAGCTTGACTGAACCTCGTTCCATGTGCGTCCTGTAATAACAGGAATGTCAGTAAACTTGTCGGTGTACTTTAGTTCTTCAGCCACGCCGTAGTGCTGCTCGTAGATATGCAGTGATCCAACGTGGTGAGCATACTTGCCAGGCTCAATTCCGAGGACAGATGCCATTGCGATCTGCACGCGTGTAAACTGGAAGAAGTCATAGGCTGCACCAAGCCAAACATCGTTTGAGCGCATGTAAACGCTCATGTTCAACTTGTTGTCACGGATACGGAACTGGTGCAGGATCGTGCAAGGATAATCACGCTTGTTCCACTGAAGGTCATACTGTGGATTCCAGATAGTAACGACTGCCTGACGTGAGTCCGGGTCATTCTTTAGACGCTCAATAACTGCGTGGTACTGCCCATTTGTGCGAGGTCCGTATGCTCCATGAAACACACCGTTATCCTCAGCGTAGTTCTTAAACTGTGGGCCAACCATCATTACAAGATCAGGGAAGCTCGTGCCAGATAGAAGCTGACACGCCTCAACGGCACCGATACCTGGGACTGCCTTACGCTTTACGTTCATTGGCAGAGTGTTGTATACGTCGTCAATGCGAATAATTGCATCTTCGATTTCAAGCGTCTTTTGACCGCGCGGAGCAACCTCCTTGCCATGTCGCAAAACGTGCTGAACTAGGTCAACATATCCGTTGACGCCGTCCTTAATTTCAATTACCGCAGTGTCCATGTCTCTTCCTTACCTTTTGTCTCGCCGTTGGCAACCCGTGCGATTGCCTGTCCGTATTCTTCCTTTGTCTTGTTAAAGAACCTACGCACATATTGCGGGTGAGGCAACACGGTGTAGTAGTCTTCAGCCACTGGGATTGATGCCAGTGTCTTCTCGGCAAGACGCCCGAGTACAACTATCTTTGGGAAACCTAGTTGGTTCCATAGAGCATTGAATGAAAGCTTGACGTCTGGGTCGTTTATGTTTACGATTCCACAGTCGCGCCAGAGATCGTCAGGCAGCGAGGTAAGTAGATACTCTGCGGAGTTGCCATCGACTGGCATAAAAGGTAGGGTAGTTTCCTCGCCATAACGTTTAGTTATATTGCGTGTGTCGCCAACGAGTAGAACCTTAGGCTTAGGGTTTCCGATGTAATACGGGAATAGCTCAAGATGACGTGCGCACTCTTCAACCTGGCCAGCAACGTCAATTATGTAGGTTGCGAGTGCTGGTATCTGTTCAACGCTGTCGCTGTCTGGTTTTAGGATGTCGGAAAGAACAGAAACGTTAGACGCGGTAACGTATTGTGCAAGTATTTCCTGCAGGTCATCGGTCTTTACGAACTCATCTCCGCGGGCTTCTAGACGCGCTTGGATCACTTCTAAGGGTTGATAAAGCCAAAATTGGGCAACACCACGGGACATAAGAAACAGCTCAACCCAGCGCCAGCCAGCCTTGCCAAGTAAACCGTAGCCATCGTTGTTTGTGTGTGGGCGATACTTTGGAGCGTATGTTACCTCGCCCCAGTGCCAACGATCTGATAGACCAACGGAGCGCAACCAGTTGCGCTTTTCAATTGACGTAACGTAGTCGTTTAGAACCCAGCGGCGAGTCTCCTCGCCAGGCTTGCCCTTGTGAAACTCTGACAGTTGCTCGTTAGGGTAGCGTTCTATAAGCTGTTGCCGAACTGCCTCGATAAGCGATGACTTACCTGAGGCGTCCGTGCCTTCAATAACTATAAACATTTGCGTCCTTTTGTCTTTGTAGAATGATTATATCACTAAGCTGTGACTTATGGAATAAGCTCGATCCTGTATACTGCCTCAATGCCACTGTCAACGTCTGAGGCATCCTCAAGAAGTCGTTCAGCAACTCGAGTAAGATAACGTGCACCGCCGTCGTCGTACTTATATAAAGCCTCAAGCACGGCGGTAGCCTCCTCGCTTACCTGTGCCCAGTATCTTGGCTTCTCCGGGAAGATAAGTTGAGCGTCAGGCATTGCATTACAGATCTCACACGGAATGGAGTCACTTTGCAGCTCTTTAACCTGAACCTCGGTAAGACCATAGCGTGAAACAAGTGGGCAGGCAGCTCCGTGATAGACAAGCGAGATGCCGACACGTGAAAGAATGTAAGAGCCGCTTTCAGTCTTGTACAGCTCAAACTCGATCCATCGTGTTGAACCGCGACGCCATGACGACGACTTGGCAAGCTCTTTACCTTTGAACTGTAAAGTACGGGTGCCGTCTTTTACCTCAAACATTATTTGTCTCCCTGTCGTGCCGTCGTTAGTACATATTGTATACTGTAGACGTGCTTTGTAGTTATCATTCTGTAACTGGTGTTTCTTCGACTACAGGAGGCTCCTGCAGATGTGGTAGTTCGGGAGAGTTTGCAATTGCGATGTAATCAAACTTTTGCATAAAGTCGTAGAAAAATCTTGAGGCATTGCGCACGGTAACAAAGTTGTTTGCTGTAAACTCTGTCTGCGTGTCAAGATAGTCTGCAAGCTCATGCGCCCATAAAGCAACTGCGTTAAAGTACTCTTCAACTACAGCTGGATATGCTGCCTTTACCTCTGTAAAGTCGGCTTCTCCGCGGTTTACCTCAGCACCGTCGACTACGATAACCCTGTAGATCACCGGGTAGTTGTCCTCGGCGTTGTGAGAAACAACGTACTGCGTTTCTAGCGCCATGTCATTACTTCCTTTCAGATTCCAGTGCGGTTACACGTGCATCAAGCTCCTGGATTGACTTGATGACAGGGGAGATAAGCTGGTAGTAGTCAAGACCTTTTACAGGTTCCTGTGTTCCTTGCTCTGTTGTTAGATACTCGTTCTTGTTGTTGTAGACAAGACCGTAGTTCTTTCCACCGGCCTTGCTTAGCGCAGCTTCAACTTCCTGTGCGATAAGACCGTATTGCGTTCCAGCACCAACCTCGTACTTTGAGTCTTTCCACTCAAACGAAACCGGGCGAAGCATGTTGATAAACGACAAGCCAAGAGATGCAGGTGACACTGCTGTCTTAAGACGAGCATCCGATGGAGGACCAGGAGGACCAGGAGGACCCTTAGGTCCAGTTGGTCCAGTTGGTCCAGGAGGTCCTGGAGGTCCCGATAACGAAGCAGGTTTTGTTACTGCTACTACTGAGATGCCACCCGCTAGACCAAGAAGTTGTCCAACCGCGGCAAACGACTGCGCAGGCCCTAGACCACTTGGAAAAGTAAGGCTAGTGCCGTTTACTCTAAGACCGCCTCCAACTTGAAGTCCACCGTCTGTGACAAAAGGAAATGCAGCTTTTGGAGCAGTGGCAGATGCTGAAAACACCGAGTTTCCGGCGTTAAGCTGAATAAGTCCGCCACCAACAAACACGTTTCCGCTGCCGCTACTGATGCGAACACCAATACCAGTTGGTTCCATTCTTGCTTGCACGGCTCCACTTACATAGTAGCGAAGCTCATCGGTATTTGACATCTCAACGCGGTTGCTGCCGCTTGTAGTTCTAACTGTTCTACCAGAGAGAATACCGGTCTCAATGTTGGACGCATTTATGTTTGTGACGCTGATGGTGTTGGCGTCAATTCTTCCAGACGTAAGAACGTTAGCGCTAATTCCCGTTGAGATGATCTTGCCTGTTGTGATTGAGTTGGCTGAGATCTTGTCAACGGTAATTGCGTTTGCTTGGATCTCGGCAGCAGTAATCGCATTAGCTGCGATCTCTCGTGCCGTAATCGCGTCCGCTGAGATCTTACCCGCGGTAATTGCGTTAGCACTAATTTCCTCGGCAGTAATTGCGTTGGCACTAATTTCTGCTGCGGTAATCGCATTGGCACTAATTTCACGCGCGGTAATCGCGTCGGCAGATATCTTGCCCGCGGTAATCGCGTTGGCGCTAATCTCTGTCGCGGTAATGGCGTTAGCCGAGATCTCTCTAGAAGTAATTGCATCCGCTGATATCTTACCCGCGGTAATTGCGTCCGCGCTAATTTCACTTGCCGTGATGGCATTGGCGCTGATCTCACGGGAGGTAATCGCGTCCGCGCTGATCTTTCCAGCAATGATTGAGTTGGCGCTTAGCTCGTTTGCGGTAATGGCGTTAGCCGCAATCTCGCGCGCCGTAATGGCATCTGCGCTAATCTTTCCAGCGGTAATGGCGTCTGCGCTAATTTCACTTGCGGTAATTGCGTTAGCACGAATTACACGAGCGTCAATCGCGTCAGTCTCAATGGTGCGGTTGTTTACCGCGCTGTCAGCAACCTCTGAGTTTGTAACAGCAAACTCATCAATGGTACGAGTAGATACCGCGTTGGTCTGGATCTTTTCCTCAACAACGGCGGTGTTTGCGATAGTGTCTGTGACAATTGCTGCACGATAGATCTTGTCGGTAGTTACAACCTGAGGCTTAAGACGCTTTGGAGACGGGCGCTTCTCGAGATAGGCAAGACGCATCGCGGTATCGTTTAGGTTGTTACCTAACGAGCGACGTGCACGAAAACGACGACTAGCCACGCTTGTCCACCTCCCACTCCGCAATTAGATCAAGTGTTACCTTCTCCGGAAACGTTGGAGAGTCTGGAACGCTTACCTTTATGGAGTCAATCTTACGCACAATAACGGTGTCGCGAGGTTCAAGATCTGACGCTAGACGCATCTTCACGAACTCGTCGTCGGCAATAATTGAGCACCAGTCACCTGGAGCGTATGAGCCAACCGTTGGTGATAGTGAACCGTTTACGGTTATCTTGATGTCGCCAATTGGCGGTCTAAACTCGCTAAGGAAGCGGGTTGCACCTTCGTAGAGAGTTCGTTCATCTGAAACGTCATCTGCGCTGTCGTCCTCCTCAAGAAGAGGCCAACCTTGTAACAAAAGATCGGTTGCTGCCGCTGCCGCGTATGGCTGGGATGCATCGTCGCCAAGGTCAGGAATGTTACCAACCATCCAAAAACGTGTTGCCGCGTCATCTGCCTTTTCATCGATCTGAATATCGGTAATGTTTCCTGGGTACTCAAAGACAAGCTGATCAGCGCCAAATCGTGAGATCGGCGAGATCTCACCTGGAGCAGGAGGGTTAGGGAAGTCAATAGGCAAAAACATAAACTCACGTCTAAATGACGCGCTTCCTGGGTCATAGAAGCAATCAACGCGATACTCAAAACCATCAATGGAATCAGAGTAGACGTCTAGTTCCTTGCCAACGTTCTTGATCTCAAACCCGCGGTACACGAGTGGCTCAGCCGCGACGCCAGAGAAGCCATCATCGTTAAACTCAATTTGGATATCAGAGTTCGCGGAGTAAGGTCCGTATGAACCTGAGAGAACGTATGGTGTCACGACTGCCGTTGCACCAGGGTTTACGCTGGTTGATGGCACGTTGGTAACTCCACCTGTTAGATAACTAAAGGTATTGCTTGTCGCAGCGGTGATGATGAACTCGCCGTTGAAGATCTCAGATGGGCTGTTTGCGTCGTCAACTCCGGAGATAACAACCTCCTGCCCAACTGAGAAGCCGTGCACCGTTGCTGTAGTAAGTGTTGCCACGTAGTTTGAGAGTAGCTTCGTTACGACTGTCTTGGTGTTCACGCTTACCGCTGTAGAACCTAGCGAGCCTGTCTTGGCATATTGGATCTCTGTGGCACTTGGAGTCGCGGTAACAATGTACTGCCCGTTAAACGTGGCATCTACGTTGCGAATAAGAACAACCTGTCCAGGGTTAACGTTATGTGGCTGAGATGTTGTTAACGTTGCCTGTCCACTAGCAATGCGCTTGTTTGTTACGGTAAAACGAAGTCCTAGTCCAGGCTCGATGTCCGCGTTTGGAAACTCGATGCCAGTGAAGTCAACGGATACCGCGTCAATGAGACTGCGGATGTAGTCGTAGGTATCAACACGTGCGTAGATCGTTGTTAGCGGGTATGTTCCATTTGGAATACTTCCAGCGCTAAATGTAAATGAAGTGCTGCTTAGTCTTGCAGTTATCGTGTACTCGCCGTTATACCTAAAGTTGCTAACCTCGCGGAAGATAACACGCACGAGTGAACCAGCAACTGAGTTAAACTGAAATCCAGGGTCAAGGTTTACGGTTGCAACTCCACCAGACACAACAAGGGTTGCGCCATACTCGTGTGTCCACGTCTTCCAGATACGACGGTGGTAGAAGTAACTTGTGAACTCGGCCGCGTCAACGTCAAGTTCCTGTGAGACAAGGTTGTAGTTACGTGACCAGATAATTCCGCCCCAGACACACTCGCCGTTGCGAGTAATGTATAGGCCAGTCTTTCCTGGCATGGTTGCGTCATAGATGTTAAACGCAGTTGTTCGGTCAATAACTGGAACGTTGCCGCTAAACTTTCCTGCACCCTTGATTGCACGTTCATAGGAGACTCCGTTAAATGGAATCTCTGCGATAAGTGTGTTGCTAACTAGGTCCGTGGTGAAGTAGCGATACTCAGCCGCAAAGCCAGATCCAAGCTCAACTGACATCGTTCATTACCTCCGTAAGCGTCACTGAAGTCATATGTTGGTCTATCCTATCCATCCGGAGCGGTAATAGACGCGAACTGTTGCAGTACTGTTTGCGTTTCCTTCGTCAGAGAACGAAATTGTGTTTTGTCCTGGCTGCAGTGAAATCCAATCAACCAGCGTATCCACGATTGAGCGTGCGCCGTCAACCTCACCGTCAAGTGCAACCTCACGGTAGTAGGTGTCAATCTCAAGGAAGCTGCCTGCAGGTATTGAATCAATGATCAGCATGAGCTGACCTGTTGTCAGGTTCTGCAGCGTTGCTGGACCAGTTAGTGGACCTTGGATCTCAAATATCGCGCTAACGTCAGCGTTACCGATGTTGTTGATTGTTCCAACACCCGTTGCCCCTGTTGCTGCGTTTTCACAACCAATTTCAACAATGCTGTATCCCTCAGGGTCATCGTCAGACCACTCGTACTTAATAGGATCAGCCGCGCGTAGTCCAATTGAGAACTCTGTGCGTCCACGTGCGTTAACCGTCTCGATCTCTGGGCGACCGCTCAGACGGACGTAGGAGGCACGAGGAGGATCCTCATATGTTCGCAACCATGCGCCAGTGTAGACAAGGCTGGTTGCACGAATAAGTGTATCGCGTGCAATAGGAACAAGCGCAGGATCCGGTGCTAGGAATACACCTTCAAGCGTGATGTCGCGTGCGTTCCAGCGACCGCGAACGTCAAATGATCCGTCTGCAAATCCGCGAGGGAAATCACGCATCTCTGGCTCAGGGTGACCCCACCAGCCTTTGATGTCAGTACAAACCCAAACCACACCGTTTTCATCTATTCCATTAAGAACAAGATCACCGAGAACAATGTCACGGTTGAGCTTCATTCCCGTGATGTACGGTTGCTCCAGTGGAGTTAAGGACTTGTTTACAAATGCGTTTTCTCTACCCTGTTCAATACCCTCGGGTGTAGGTGACGTTGCTACCATTATGCAGCTGCTCCTTTACGCATCATGAACGAGATCTTGCGCGAGATCATGTCCGCAAGTTCACGCTCGTCCATACCAGCAGACGGATAGATATTAAAGGTCATTCCATTACCGCGTCCGCCAGAAAGCTCACTGATAATTGCCTTGTCACGCTTTGACAAACCGTCTGGGTCAAGAGGCTCAATACGCTCTGGGCGTCCGCCTTCAGCGATGTTGGCGAGAATACCACCAGGTACTGGCATCGCGACACCACCTTGAGCAAGTCGCGGAATGCGTATGTCGTATTTCTTTCCACCAAAGACTGGAACCCAGCCAGGGATGTCAATGCTGAATCCCTTACCGCCAATGGTACTATTCCAGAAATCTTTTACAGACTGCCATACACCTTTAAGACCGCTAAGAAGCCCGTCCCACAGACCCTTTAAGAATCCGCCAAACTGACCAGGCAAACCCTTGATTGTATTAAAGATAGTTGTAAAGAAGTTTGTGGTGTTTGTCCACGCTGTCTTTACACCGGTGGTGATTGAGTCCCAGGCGTTCTTTAGGAAGCCACCAATCTTTGCAGGAATACCTTTTATGAAAGCTAGAATTCCGTCCCAGTTGTCATAGATAAACTTAATGGCAAGACCAAACGGTCCCGTGATGATTGCAAGTAGCAGAGGCCAGTTGTCTCGTACCCAGTTAAAGACTCCAGTAACCGCACCTAGAATCGCGTCGATGATCGGCTTCACAAAGTCGCTTACTGCCTGGAACGCGGCGTTCACCTTGTTGCGGAAGTCCTCGGATGTCGCGTATGCGGTAATAAATGCAGTAACAAGAATAGCGATAATTCCGATGAGGAAGCCAATTGGGTTAGCCATAAACGCGGCGCCAAGAAGACGCATTCCGTTGATTACCAATGGGATTACGGTACGGGCAATGTTTAGGAACACGCCGCCTAGAGTTCTTAGCACGTTAAATACGCTGCTAAAGATAAACTTTGCCGCCATAAAGGCAACCTTGGTAAGAAGGATCTGACCGGCGATAACTAGCAAGCCAAACTTAACAACGTCAAAGATAACACCCACGGCGGTTAGTGCACCAACGATTGGCGCAACCGCGTCAAGGATTCCCTTGACAAACTCGTTTTGGAAGATACCGTTTACAAACTCAATTGCGCCTGTAAGAACATTAAAGAACGACGTGATCTGATCACCCTGTGTAAAGGTAGCAATAAGCTCAAGGAAGGCGCCAGCAAAATCAGCAATGGCAGGGCTTGCCTTAACAAGCTCCTCAAGAATCTTTCCAACTGTTGGAGCCATCTCTGCAAACTTCTCAGCGACGATGCCAACCTCTGGGCGAGCTCCAATCTTAATAATTTCTTTAACAAACCCGCCGATAGCGTCAAGAACCTTAGCCGCGTTTGTGGATAGATCAGTAAATAGCTTCTTACCAGCATCGGTGCTAGTGAATGCCTTAAACTCTGCAGCTATTTCCTTAAAGTAGTCAAGCAGCGGCTGGCCTGCACCTGATGTTCCAAGATTAAATAGTCCGGAGATCGTGTCGCCAATGATCTTAAATACATCCTTGGCAATTGACTCTGCCTCCTTGAGGATGCGCTCAAATTCCTTCTTGCCGTCCTCGGTCTTTAGCCACGCATCAAGCTGGCCTGCCTTACCTTCAAGGAAGTCAAAGAAGCTACGAATCTGTGGGTCCGCAATTGCAAGTGCAGAAAGTACCGCGCCATACGCGCTACCTAACGCTCCACCAAGAGAACGAATAACGTCCTCGCTTGTCTTGAAGACAGCATCAAGGTTTGCAAGGTTTGCCGCGTCGGTAATTGCGTCTGATAGTGAAAGTGATGCGTCGCCAAGTGCGTCGCCAATTCCAGCAAGTCCGTTCTTGATCACGTCGAACGCTGTGCCGTTAAC